TCCACTCCGTTTGTGACTAGTTTCTGATGCAGCCCTAGTGCGTAGCTGGTGTATTCTTCAAACCCTTGCTGTCCGAACCACTGGTTTTTTGCCTGCCAGCGCAGAGTTTTTTCGTCCGGTTCAACCTTTTGGGGTTGGGTTTGAGTAGTTTGTACCTCAAAGTTTTCCTCTTGTAAAGGGGTAGGACGATAATTTTTTACTTGTTCTGCGCGAATCTTTGCATCCATCACCTCTTCATGAGCGGCAATGATGGCATCGTTATCAAAAGCTTCCTGTGCAGCTTTCAGTTTGCCACGGGCTTTATCCAACTCAAATTCGGCCTTGCCTTTGGCTCCCTCAATGATGGCTTCTTGTCCTGTGTAGACGTTTTGTTTGAGACGTTTATTCTCGTCAATCAACTGTTGTGTAAGACGCTCAAGCTCTTGCTTTTCACGCATCGTAGCTTCTTTGACACGGCGCTCGTCGTGACGGGCATGGGTCAACTCTTTAATGCGTCCCTTGACTTTGTCGGAATAGGACTCAATTTCTTCTTCGGTTGGATCAAGCACTTCACGATCTAAGGGCTTACGGCCCCTGTCATGCTCGGGCGTATCGTCTTCGATTTCAATCTCTACTTCGCCTTCGCCTTCTATTTCAAACTCAACGTCGGCAGTTTTTTTGTCCTCAACTTCGTCGGGGAACTTGTACGATTCAGCCATATTATTCCTTTCAAGCGCGGGTCAGGCCGCGAGGGTCTTGCACAACAGCATCAACTTGGTCGTCGTTGATGAGACGGAACTCCTTGCCAAAAATCTTAAATCTTGTACCGGAGTAAGTACGTACTAACACGAAGTCACCCTCTTTGCACCATGCTCCGTTGGGAAACTTGGCGGTGTCGTTGTACGCATCGGAGCCAACTTTTAAAACAAACAACACAGTGGTTGCAGTTTCTTCTTGGCGCATGCTTTCAATAGGCCGGACTAAGTCCAGACTTGTACCATCCACTCGTTCAGAAATGTCGGGTACCGCGCAAAGAATTTTCCAACCTGTGGGCAAGGGAAGTTGCGTGGCCTTCAACTCGTCGTTAGCTTCGGTTTCAGGTGCATCCAGAGGCTGGATGGGTTCAGGCAGTGCAAAAGCACCGGGGGATAAATCAATGTCACTCATTAGATTCTTCAACTTTCTGTGCAAGGTCAAGTAGATAACGCTCTGCGAGGGCTAGACCCTGAATAATCCCGCAGAGTTTTTGGTACTCTTCAAAAGTACGGCACGAACCACCAGCCAAGTCATCAGCATAGTTGTTCATGTCAGTGCGTATCTTTTCACGTAATACGCGTACGAAGTCTTGAATCATGATTTGGGCTCACGTTGTTTGCTGCTATTTTGGAGCGCAACAGTACGCGCTTGTAAATCCATCTGGGCTTTACTCTTTGCAATGTCAGCGCCCATTTGGAGGCCGGTACGTTCTTGTTCGAACTGTTGCTTGAATTCGCTCTCTTTGATTTGCGCACCTGTGCGAAGAGCTTCCAACTCCAGTTTGCCGCTGACTTCTTGCTCTCGTAACTGCTGAGCATCTGCCTTGGCAGCAGCGTCCATCATGATCTTCTGTTTCTTCAACTCTAGCTCTTGGCCCTTGAGTTGGAGTTCTTGCATCTGCATTTGCATGATCGGGTCTTGCATTTGTTGCTGTGCTTGCTGTTGTGCAGCCTTGGCTTGGTTCTGCATCATTACCTGTTGTGCCGCTTGAGCCATCATGCCGGACAACGCAATCTCAATTTGTGGCGGCAACTTTTCGCCCTCGGGAGGCAACGGCATACCCAACTGCTGCTCGATCTGTTGGCGCATCTGGTAACCAACGTGCTCTGCAATGTGAGCCGTAATTGCGCCCATGATCTTAGGAGCTTGTGGGTTCTGGCCAATAAACTGTTGCATCATTGGGTCTTGCAGTAGCATCATGTGTACTTGGATATGCGCCTGATGGTCTTGGTGTAAAAACGCCTTGATTGGTTTACCCTTGAGTGCGTTCTGATTCTCCTGCACTGGGTCGGTCGGTTTTTGATCTTCCTCAATTGGCACGAGCTTCTCAGCGTTCTTAATGCCCAACACGTTCAACATACCGCGGTGTAACTCGGGCAAGTTGTAAATGTCCGGAGCCATCTGCGCCATCTGAATGACGGCTTGATATTGAATAACGCGCTGAGACATGGTCGCAGCGTTGGGGTCTGACACGGGGATCACGTCCACCAAGTCATAGTCGGCTTTCTTAGCTTTGCGAGTGCCGTACTCGGGTGTGTATGTGTAGTCAGCGTCTGTGTAATCACGGATGATGTTCTTTAAAAGTTTGAACTCTTGCTTGAGTGCAAAGTGCACACGAGCCTGAACAGCCGTCATTACTTTCAACTGACGTTCTAAGAGCGCAAGCGTTGTGCCCACTGGCGCATTAGCGCTCATGTCAGACACCTTCATGTCAGCAGTCGCGGCAAAACGCCTGCCTTCGTCAACGATGGTCTGCATCAAGTTGAACAACGTCTGGCTTGGCTCCTTGTATGGCAGGGGCAAGATGTTGTCACGGATCGTGCCCGAACCTACGTCTACATCACGGAACTCTCCGGGTGCGATTGGTGTGTCGTCACCTTTGATTCGCAGGCCCCGTGTCTTGAGTCCGCCGGGCAAGTTGCTGAGTGTTCCGGCATCGACAAGTTGTCGCATGAGGGATGTAGCGCATTTAGCAAAGCCTCCGATAAGGTGGAAAAGCCCGAAGCCGTAAGCTCCAAAACCCGGGATATATTGGTAGTGAACGAAGTGCTGGCGCTTGAGTCTGAGGTCATCTTCTTCCTTCCAGTTGCGGCGGATTGACAGGATGTCATTGGAGCCTTTAATCAACGTGACAACGTATGGCAACATGATGCCGGTCTCTTTGCCAGAATCGTCTTCGTCTTCGTAACCTTCAAGGTTCAAATCTACATGGCACTCATACAGCGTGTAGCGATCGTCATTCAAGTCACTAAAGCCAGTCTCTTTGTCCTTGGCTTTCTGAATGTCAGTCAAGTCTTTTGGTGAGTCAGGCAACTCAATGTCAAGGTAAAAGCCTACTTGCTGTAACTTAATGATCTCGTTCTTGGTCTTGCGCATAACGTGCGTAATGCGGTAGCAAGTATCCATATCCGTTGTGCCGTACGGCAGATACATATCTTCCGCAGGAATAAACATCGACACCTGACGTCCCACATTGGGGTCGTAGTACACTTTCTTAAACGCTGAGCCTGTGGCTGGCAATGACCAGAGCATGCGTTCGTGTTCACCGCGGTACTCCGTCATGACTTCCGTCAACTCGTAGTTCATGTCATCTTCGACGTTAGACGCAACTTCTTTCATCTCTGGCGTTTCTTTGCCAATGAGTTTGCTACGCACAGGCCCTTGGGCTGGGAAAGTCTCAGTAATTGTTTCAGCTTGGAACCTGACGACTGCCTCAGTAATCATGGGGTGGAACACACCGCATGCGCCGTTCCAAGGTTCGGTGCGTTCTTCTATTTGCAAGCCCAACAACTTCAGGCCATCAACGTACGTCTTCTCCCAATCCTTGCGGCCATTCTTGTCGTTGTCAATGTCAGACACCAAGTCACCCGCAAGCGACTGCAAAGCACCGTCTTTTATGTACTCGGCCAAGTTATCATCAAAACCTTCTTCATCGTCGCCCTCTCCGGGCTTGAGGGTGATCTCCATTCCGTCCACGCCAATCGTGACTTCTTCGGGATCAACAATCTCAATCTCAAGGGGAGACTCTTGTTCACCAAGCGCATCAATGCCCATTGGTTGTTGGTACAGCGCTTTGTCGATGTTCGTTGCCATGTGTGTTCCTAGTAGTATTCGGTTTTCCTACGGCGAAAGATTTCGAGGTCATCTTTCTCGTCTGTGTCTAAACTGATAAAGCCGCCTTGCCTAAAGCGTAGCAGCGCCTGTGTTGTCGTGTCCACGTAATCGTCGTGCTCCCCAACTGGGAACGCGGCCACCTCTTCAATCACTTCCCGTGCCCAGCGTGTGTCAGGTGCCCAGACTTTACCACTGCTAAATAAATCCGCAACCGCATTGACACGCACCATCTTGTCGTTGCCCCTGCTTGGGGAGAACTCTTGGACTGGGATTCCCAACGCCCTGAGTTCCTGAATCAACGGCCCCCCGGACGCTTTTTTCTCCACAATGAACGCATCAGGTTCCCACTCTTTGTATTGCTTAAGCGCCACCACCTTAAGCTCAGGGAAAGCCATACGATCTTTAAAAGCGTCGAGCAGGATAAGTTGGGGCGAGTCATTTTCTTCCTCATTGTAGAAGATGCCCCACGTTGTGCAGGCGGAATAGTCGGATGTGTTCTTGGTTTCAAACGCCGTATCCCACGACTGGATGATGTATTCACACTTTGGCGGTTCTTCGTCTTCCCAAATACGCCACATCTTGCGTGAAACGATGGCCGAGTTCTCCGATGTAGGCTGCTGCATGTACTGCGCGTTCCAATACCTTGGATCAATACTGGCCTTTGTGGATTTGAGCGCTTCCAGTGACCACTGCTCTGGCCATAGGGACTTCTCGTCTTCTTCCCCATCGTTCAAAATGGCTGGCAACTCCACAATCTCCCATGGAATGGCTTCTGGGTTCTTGGTTTGGTAGTCAATTAGGCGCCCAGTCAGGTCTAGGAGCGACCAACGGGTCATTACAATGATAATCCCACCACCCGGCATCAAACGTTGCAAGGGGCCTGTCTGGAACCAAGACCAAGCTGTGTCAAAAGCTAGGCGGCTGTTGGACTTTACGTCCTGTTCCGAGTGTGGGTCGTCAATAACGAACAGATCAGCACCACGACCAGCAAGAGCACCGCCCACGCCTGCGGCGTAATACTGGCCTCCTGCAGAGGTACTCCATTTTCCTGCAGCTTTTTGGTCATCAGCAACCATTGTTTGGGGGAAAACATCACGGTATTCATCAGAGTCAATCAAGTTACGTATGCGCCTGCTAAAGTCTTCAGACAGACCTGCAGTGTGCGTGCCCATGATGATTTTCTTCTCAGGGTATTTACCTAGGAAGTACGCAGGAAACAAGTAAGACGAAAACTCAGACTTACCCATACGAGGCGCGATGTTAATAATCACGCGCTTCTTCCTGCCCTCGACCACGTCAGTAAAAATTCTGGCAAGCTTCTTATGATGGGGGCCAACTTTAAATCCGGGGTACACCGCCTGCGCAAACCCAAGCATATTGGTACTGGCTGCTTTTAAACTGGCGCGTTTCTCTCTAAGCTCCAAGTCGTCAAACAACTCCATCTTTTCTTGCACGGTCATGTAAGGCAAAGCCTTCTGCATGGCCTCAAGCTCAATCTTACTAAGTGTTGTAAATTCGTCACGCTTCATCGGAATTTTCTTTACTCACGTCAATGACATCTATAACACCCATGAACCTATTAAGCTTTTCTTTAATACGATTCTCAAGCTCAACGTCTGACATCTCCGTCTTCTTGACTTCAATCTTCTCTGTGAACAAGCCCACTTCTGTCACTTTACCCAGCAACCCTAGCGCTTTGAGTCGGATGTTGGCGTTGGGGTGCTCAGTCTCTTCCACCAGCTTGGCTACTGTATAGCCTCTAATCTCTTTGGCTTGCTGTACAAATGCCCAGTCATAGGCGGAAAGCATACCAACTAATCTTTGGACTGCTTCTGGCGTTTTGATATTTGCCAGAGAGGTATGCGTCATTTCCGCAGGTTTGGCGGTGACGATGTTGGTGAAAGCAGTACGTGCTGCTTGGCTTTGCGCCTCATTGACCAAAGTATCTGTGTCCACAGCGCCTAACTCTTTGAGCCAGTCTACAGTATTAGACATTCCGTCCACGGCATCCGCCGGATCTGTCTTATCCATAGGGACGAAGTCGCCTAAGTGATCGTGCACTTCGGGTTCGAAATTGATTAAATGGTCTAACATTCTGCGCATAAGCCCTTGAACCTGCGATGTAGATAATGTACACTTAAATCGAGTGGGTGCGCAAGCGCTTGCTTTCTCCTTGATGGTTTCAGTTGCCATCTTTGCCCCACCGGTTGACGCTGGTGGGGCTTTTTTTCGTCTGTACAGATGGAGAGTCTAACGTTAGACACGGGTATTTCTAAATTTTTATAAAATTTTTGGATTAGGGGTAATTAGTACTAAGGTTTTACAAAGTTTGTTTTGCGGTTATGGAACAGTGTTCGTATGTGGCAGCAGGGGCCATGGTCTATTTGTGGTGGTGGGGGGTGGGTGGGGGTCGAATACCGCCAAAAACACCCCAAAACAGGGTCAAAGTGACCCGAAAATGCCCCGAAAAAGGCTCTCGATGCCTATCAAAATGGGGTGTATGCACAATAGAAGTTGTCTAAGGTAGTCAGCCCTAGGCAATTCAATCAACCTCAAGGAGAAACAACATGACAAACAAAGCAAACGCATTTACAGCACTTGACACATTCGCTGGTTCCCGTGTGAAACTCATCCAAGACATGCAAGATGCGGGTTACACCACAGTCGAAGCATGCAGACCCATCGTCATTGAGTGGGCATGCGGTAAGACGAAGGCGGGTAAGGCGGGGTACAAGGTGCACGATGTCACGGGTAAGGTGTCACTCATCACGAAGCACCCCAAGTATGAAACCACGAAGACTGTGGTGCGTGACATGATGCACATGATCGAGGGGACAACCCGTAGAGCATCGAGCGCAAAGAAAGAACCGCTTGACCCTGTTGCGAAAATCATCGAAGCCTTTGGCAAACTCACCCCTGCACAGCAACGCAAAGCCTTGGCGGTTCTCGTTGCATGATTTTCGGGTCACTGTGACCCGATTTTTTCTGCGAGCCCGAGAGAAAGAGCTTCTCTCGGTGTTTCGTATCTTGTCTAACCAAAAGGAGTTTTAATCATGCCAACCTACACAGAGTACCTCGCGTACGCAAAATCCAAGGGCTTCCAGCCCATGCGTGAAGTCACCTTCTACGCAGTCATCAAAGCAGGTATCAACCCCATTACATCAAAGCGGAGAACATAATGCCACTCTTCCCCGAACTCTCCCCCAAGAACATCGCCCTCGCAAGATGGCGTGAGGTGCAACGCCCACAATACATGGTCAAGATCGCCCTCGATCAGCGCAGAGAGAAGACCTTGCACCTCGTGGAATCGGGTCACAAAGACCCGAATGTCGCCCAAACAGCTTTAGTCTACAATTTACCTACCTATCCATGATTAAACAGCTATCCAAAGTCCGAGTACAGCGCAACCCCGCGCCATTGCTTGCGTCTGCAAAAACTGTCCTCTATATCTATCTTTTTAAATATATTTATATATATAGGAGTGTGTTTGTATATGCGTGTAAATTTTTGCAAGCTCGACATCCCCTGCTCTCAGGCTTTAGCTTTAGTTCTTTTCGAAAAGGATAGATACCGAGGACAGTTCTCGTGTATACTAGCACTGGCGTTGCCTCCCGTTGTACCGACACAATGGATACTCGTTTAATCTAGGACAGATCATGGAAAATATAGATTTAATCTCGACACATCTTGACCTCAAGCTCATGCGTAACCCTTTGAGCGAGGCACAACAACTCAAGCTGACCCCCAAGCA